TTGTTAGATGCGGTGGTGTTTGCATTTAATGATTGATACCCAGCCGCTACGTTGTTTGAACCTGTGGTGTTCGATGAAAGCGAATTGTTTCCGACGGCGGTATTAGTTGCGCCTGTTGAGTTTGTATACCCAGACGCAGAACCAATAAAACAATTTGCCGAGCCAGTTGTAGTGCCATTACCCGCCACATAACCAAATGCTGTATTGTTATTACCAGTGGTGTTTCCTTGGAGAGCGGCGTATCCAACGGCAGTGCTTTGAACGCCAGTTGTGTTATTGTAAAGTGCTGACGTTCCAACCGCCGTAAGACTTGAGCCAGTAGTATTAGCATAAGCCGCCTGATAGCCCACTGCCGTGTTGTTAGATGCAGTGGTGTTTGATAAGAGGGCCTGCGATCCAATAACCGTATTATTAGCGCCAGTGGTGTTAGAAAGCATAGATTCACGACCGGCAGAAGTATTATCTGTTCCTGAAGTGTTTGCTTTTAATGGTTGATAACCTATCGCAGTTTGACCTCTAGCAGTATTAAAATACAATGTTTGAAAACCAACAGCAGTTACTAAATCGCCAGTAGAATTTGAGGCTAAAGCAGTTGTTCCAAACGCCGTATTACTTGCAACAGCACCCGCACCACGCCCGACTGTTAGACCGTATATAGATGCGTCAGAATTAACTTGTAAAAGATTTGAACCAGAGGCGCTAGAAGTGCCAATTAGCAATACGCCACCAGCAGTGGTAATACGCATTTTTTCACTACTTTGATTTGAAAATAGAAAATCACCAGTAGTTATATTTTCTCTACCAATATTCCAATATACGGCAGTATTGCCTTGTGAACCTAACCGCAAATTAGGAGTTGCTGAATTACCAAGAATAGATACAGTTGGGACAGTTGTGTCTGACTTAAGCGTTAAAGTATTTCCGTTATAAGCCATGTTAGCGGAGTCAGTTAAAAGCCCGCCTGTGGTGGCATAAGTCACGCGCCCAGATGTTAAGCCTGAGTCGGTAATTGAAGTGCCTGTAATAGAAGTAAATGAACCTGCTAGTGGTGTAGAAGTTCCTATAATTACGTTATTAATCTGATTGCCACCACCTGCTATCGTACCACTTAAGGTAAACGCACCAATAGTATTTGCAGTTAATGTTGTGCCGTTGAATGTTAAGTTGGCTGAGTCTTGCAATAGACCAGAAGTTCCAGCGTATGGAACACGCCCAGATGTTAAAGCGCCTACAGACAAAGACGCAATGTAGTTCTCAGCATTAACAATATCAGTGCCGTTGCTGACTAAGATAACCTTCTTGCCGTTTGGCACAGATACACCGGTCTGACCTGAAACCTTAACCGTTACTGCAAAACCACCGGTAGTGTTATTGTAGATGAAGTAGAGCTTCTTGTTAGCAGGAACAATCAAGTTACGAGTTGCAGTCAATGCACCCGTCATCTCAATAAATATATTACGGGCTACACCGGTAGCACCGTTAGGGATTGTAATCGTGGTATCTGCGCCGTCTGTAATGGCTTGAGTTACATAACCGCTGATGGCTTGTTCTAGCAACGTGCCAAGGTTAGTGTTGGTGGTTACACCCCATGTTCCAGACTGTTCGCCGGTTCCGATGAGTTCTAAGGCTAGGTTCGTGCTGTAAGTAGAAGCCATGCTATTTTCCTTTTAAACTGTTTCAACTTCTTGCCAATTTACTGGCGTATTTGTTCCTAAATTACTCCACACCGTGCTAGGTTCGCCAGTGATATTCTGCCAGTTTGCATTAGTATCGTCAGGTATTGGTTTCCAATAAACTGCGACTATATCCCCAACGCTTCCTGTTGCTGCTACCCCTGTCAAACCAAATATTCTTGGTGCTAAACTAACCGATCCTACTGCACCTGTGCTACCAACTCCTGTTAACCCTATCGTCAAACCATATGTAACGCTACCTACTGCGCCAACAGCTTGATTTGATGGCAACGGAACAATAACTTGAGCGGCTATACCTGTTGCATCAACACCTGTTACACCTACGGTTCTGCTTTGAACAACCGTTCCGACTGCACCAGATGCTGCGACTCCGGTTACTGCAACCTCCTTACCATGCACTATCGAGCCTACTTCACCGCTTGCCACATTACCGGTTAACGGTAAACTTCTAGTGCCTAACGCAACACTGCCTACCGCACCTGTTGCTGCATCGCCTGTTAAATCTACAGTCTTGCTATGCGTTACCGTTCCTACAGCGCCAGACCCTGCAACTCCCGTTAAAGCCAACGTCAATGTTGGTGCTACTGTTCCTACTGTTCCCGTTGCTACATCACCATCTTCTGCTTCTGAGGTGCTAGGTATTACTGTTCCTAAAACTCCGCTACTTACTACACCCGTCAAAGCAATAGTGCGATCGCCTACCGCCGTTCCTACGTTACCGGCTCCTGCTACGCCGGTTAGACTAAGAGTGCCGCCCCAACCATTGTCGCCCCACGCGTTGTTACCCCAGCCTAGAGCCATGATTCACTCTTAGGTAGTAGATAGACGTAATAACGCAGCCGCAGTGGTGTTGGAAGGCATAGTTAATGTAAACGTACCTGCGGTTACAGTCTGTGAACCAAACGTGTGAACAGAGATTGCCTTATTAGACTGAGTGCTGTTATAAAGCAAGACTGTATCAAACGCGGTTGTCAGCGTTACTGTTGTGTAAGTAATCGAAGCCGATGGAGTCCAGTAAGCCACGCCCGCAGTTGAAGAACTGTTGGTTGACGTAGGAGCCGTAGCATTCGTTACCGTTACACCGCCCGCAGAATAGTTCGTTCCGGAAACTTCACCAGTAACTGTGTAAGCCGTAGTTGCAGCATCAATGGTAGCCGACGTTAAATATAACGCAGCCTTAACCGTATCGGTGGTTGGAGACGTTAAACTGCCTCTGGATACGATCGTAGACGTACCAAGCTGATGCTGACCTAGCATTAACTCAGACATAAACGACGTACATAAACTTTGTGTGTTTGCCATAATATTTCCTTTTACCCAATAGAAGCGAGTTCAGCACCCGCAAAAGATGGCACTTTTTTAAGAGTGACATGTACCGAACGGTGAACTAACTCACCATCTAACCAATATTCAACCCAATTAGTCATTTCATTATCATTGTCAATAGACCCCTCGCGCTTCTCCAGCAAGGATTCGTCCATATCACCTTTAGTTGTCGTAATCAATTTGAACTCCTATGCAAGTCTAATAATTGCTGATGTGTTAGTCGCGGCAGGAAACTGAACGGTAAATGTATTTGTAGATGTCTTGTCAGAACCAAAGTCTAAAACACACACAGTTGGGTTAGTCCCACCGTATTTGTAGATTAACGCGCCTCTGGCTGTAGTAGCCATTGTCCAAGACACATTAGAAAACGAGATGTATGCAGTTGTTCCAGAAGCGCCAACCGTAGGCACTGGAGTAACCGTTAATATGCTACCCCCAGCAGTATACCCTGTTGCAGACACTTCGCCATCAGTTGTATACACCGCAGTAGATGCGTTTAGAGTGGCTAGGTTTGTGTATAGCGCGATCTTAAACACATCTGATGTGACGGTATTAAAGTTATAGGTTCCGCTTAACAGACCCGTTTTAAACACCGTGCAAGTGTAGTTCCCAGTGAATGCCATATTAGTTCACCGGAACCTTTGCCTGACCATCACGATAAGCATCACCGCGCTCAAGTCCGTCACCCAAGCGTTTGGCTAACATTAAGGCATCCTGATACTTCTTGTCGTAAAAAGCAATAACGTCAGGCTCACCTTTCATAAACGTGTAGCCTTCAACTAATGATCCATACAGTAACACTGAGTCAAAGTTATCCCCTAGCCAAGTTGTTGTAGCAGTGGTAATGCTCTCTGGGTAGAAGAAGTAGTGCAATTCTACCGTATAGGTTGCATCTGGTGTTGGACCAAGAATAAACGACAATTCTGTTGGATACGTGGAATTTGGCCCAAACAAAGCATAATGCTGTGGCAATCCGGTATCCGTAGGCGTTGGGTATGCTTCACGTATAAAGTTAACATCTTTGTTAAGTAAAAAACTATATGCCCCAGTAGCATCCACAACAGCTAAAGAATATGAAGCTAGAAAATCGTCGGGGGCAGATAAATACTTATTATTAGTTGTGACCGTTCCGGTTACGTTTTTACGCAACGATGGGAATTGAACCGTGTTGAATATACGTTGTTCGGCTTGAGTGATAAAAGTGTTTATCTGCTCTGTGCTAGTAATTGTAGCCGTGCCTGTCCCTGCGCTATCCGTAAAGGCTGTCGCTGGAAAATCGTTTTCAAGGTAACCCTTGATGTCTTTAAACAACGTACTGTAGTTCACGGTCTATCCTTAAGCCATTGGGCCGTATGCTTTGGTGCCTTTGGTAGCCGCGCCATTACCACGAGTTTCAACGCCCGTAGTTTTAACATCGGTCTGTGGGTAACCGTTCTCACCCGTGCCTTCAGTATTGGGCTTTGGCTGCTTGTATTTACCAATAGGCTGATCGCTCCAACTAAAAAACTCAAATTTGTCGTTAGACATTATCGACCCCTTCCAGATTTCTGGTTCATTGCACGAGCTACGTTACGCCCATACTTTTTAGCGTCCATTGAAGTGATGCCGCCTTTTTTCATGCCGTGCAGTTTCTTCTCGTGAACTTTAACTTCTTTATCAGCGATTTGTTTAACTACTTTGCGATCCATTATATATCTCCTAAGTAACAGCTACTGTGACAGTTCCAATTGATATGCTTAGAGCTAAGACGTTTGGTGTTAAACCATCATCATTTGCCCTAGACCCACCAACCGGATTCCAACCCCATTCAAATATACGACTACCGCCTTCAGGCGTTCCATTTGCCAGAGGCCCCGTTCCAGTAGGATTAATTTGTAGCCCACTGTTACCAGATGTTACGTAACTTACATCCGGTCTTGGTTCTCTTACTGCTTGCGGATCATCAACCGGATACATACCTAACTGTAGCTGCGGATGATCTTGTTCCCAACATTCAGAACACACCTTAATCGGCACGTTCTTTGTTTTAATAACTAACGTCTTTAACTGCTTAAGTTTAAACCTAAATCCACACCGATCACACTCCGCAATCGCATTTTTTCCAGAAGCAAATCTATTTGGCATAACATCACCCTATAAATTGCTGTCTAGGCACAAAACGTATTGCGGCTTTTTCCCTATCTTCATCTGCTGCAAGCTGAAATTGTTGCTCGTAATCTGCCTTCAACATCATAATTCTATTGGGGTCAACATTAGGTAACTTCATGGATAAATGACTTGCTAACCCTGCAACCATACACGGCATAAATCTAAATGGTATATCTTGCCCGTTGATACCATTACCGGCATCTTGGATGCGTCTTAAACGCCAGTTAACAAACGTGTAGGTCTGGCTGTTGTCAGGGGTAGGCCATACATGTATCTTAGGGTAAACAACCGTTCCTGTTGAATTTGTGGCCCCCGTCAAACGCTGAATCCATACTTGAATAGGTCTACCTTCAGCATTTTTGTTAGGGATAGTAGCGTACGTGGAAACGCTAATACGCGTGATGTTAATGTCAGTTTGGTTCTGCCCCGTGCCTGTACGTATCACGTGGTCAAGAAGATCAATAGTATCAACGGGTAAGTTATAGGCAATTTGTTGGTAGGTTAAAACTTGCTGGCCTTGCTCAATAGTCCACAGGTTAATACCACGATTAGCCCACTCCATAGTGAGTAGGTTCAACGAACGCCTTGCAGTCCGCATGTCATAGCCAGACCGCAGTTCCGCACCACAACGCTCGAACGCTTCCTCGACCAAGTTATTAAGGTCAAGGTTAAACGATGTCGTATCTGTGGTCTTATAAGCCATTATCTAAATCTCGCTGTCTTTGTTGCAATGCTTTTTGGTTGCGCTACAAACTGTTTACCTTTTGCTTTGCCCACCCGCTTTGCCTTAGTTGTTGCCGAATACTCAGCAGAGCTAAGACTTTTAATAGCTGCTTCCGGGAGATACCTTTCTCCCGTCTTACTTGATGGCTTACCAGACTTGGTGCGCCATTTTTGATCTCCCCAAGACTTCAAGGATTGTTGTGGTGCTTTAAGCGCCATTTTCATAGTTCCCAAATGCTTCTAAGTATTCTAAAGCATTACGTAGCACTGAGGGGCTATCTTTAAACATACCTAAAGCACGATTACATTGCTTACATAACACACCGCGAAACTCTCCGGTATTATGGTTGTGATCTATTGCGCTATCAACTAAAGTAATCTCTGACCTGCAAATTGCACAACAATTTTCTTGCCGTTCATATCGTTCAACAAGCTGCTCTGGAGTTATCCCTCGACGACTACATCTTTTAGCTAATGTCCACGGGTCTTTTTCCCGATAACCAGCAATTCGATGTTGATTATCTTCAACCCAACCTTTGTGCCTTTTATATAAACAAGTGTTACAGTGGCTTTTGTACAAATGCGCCATTTGACCGCCTCTACTGCGAAAATCTGACAGTAGTTTTGATTCGCCACAATCTGTACAAATTTTTATAACCTCAGTCACGGTAACCACCCCCAGCAGCTTTATATTTTTTAGCGACTAGTTGACTTTTACGGGCTGACCATTGACCAGCACCTGTACCATGTGTTGCGGCTGCTTTAACCTGTGAAACAATACGTTTACGAAGACTAGGTTTAGTATAATTCCCCGCAGCATTAACCCCACCACCTGTTTTATACAGCTCAACGGGTTCATCGCCATCACGTTTTTTAGTCGTTTTGGGGAGTTTAGAGGGGGCAATAGCCCCCATGCCGCGAGAGGGTTGCATTTAACACATCGTGCCGCGTGTCTTACCGCGAGACTCAATGCCGCCGCCACGAGCATATTTAGCAACTTTACCACCCATGTTCATTACCATCGTGCCTTTGGTTTTGCCACGTGACTCAATGCCGCCACCACGAGCGTAAGTAGCCATTTGACTCATGCTTTGCTGGTCTTTGGCAACATCTTTAGAAGAGCGCTTGGCCATACCGCCGTGTTTCATGCCTTTCATTTCTGCTTCTTCATGCTTTACCATCGAAGCAGGAGCGCCCTTCTTCTTAAAGAAGTTAACTTCTTTCTTTACCATTGCTTTGGATTCCATGACATTCCCGCCTTTTTTAAAAGTTTTGGTGATTTTACCACCACGTTTATAACCTATATCTCTGTCACCTGCGGAGCCGGGTTTACCGCGAACATAATCGTCAAACTCTTTGTTTTTTGCGGCTTCTTTAGCTCGT